CTATTCCGCGTCGTCGGAGGCGTCGAAGATCTCCCAGATCTTGTCGATCATGTCCTCCGGCGCGTTGCCCTGGAGGCTCGTGTAGATCTCCAGCGTGATCTTCGAGTCGGCGTGGCCGGCGAGATACTGCACGCGCTTGAGATCCGCGCCGCCGAGGATCAGGCGCGTGATGTAAGTATGCCGCAGCAGGTGCGGCGTGGGCGTGAAGTCGAGCGTGATCCAGATCCGGCGGTTGCGGATCTTCTCGCCCAGCTCTCGGCCCGAGGCCGTGCTGCGCCGCCTGACGCAGTCCCAGCGGCGCCGCAGCGTGCTGTAACTGACGGGAGAGCCGTCGGCGTTGCAGAATACATACCGGCGGGCGATCTGCGCGTCCGTGCCCTCCTGCGCGTCCCTCACGGCCTGCAGATAGTTCTGCAGCTGTTTCGGGATCGGGATGCTGCGATATGCCGAGGGGCTTTTCAGCTTGTCGCTGACGACCGGGCGGATCTTGTCGGGCCAGCGGCAGGCACGGCGCACGTGGATGCAGGGCGCCTTTTCGTTCAGGTCCACGCAGTCCCAGCGCAGGCCGCAGATCTCGCCGCGGCGCATGCCGGTAAAAAGCCCGAGCATGACAAAGGGCTCAATCTTTAAGCCGCGCACGGCCGCGAGCAGCTGCTCCTCCTGGGGCTCCGTCAGCGCGTTCTTTTTCGGCGGCGGATCTCCGTGCGCCTCGAGCTTGCGGGACGGATCCCGCGGGACGGCGCCGGCGTCCTCGGCGGCCTCGAAGATCTGTTTGAGGATCTGCACCGTCTCTTTCTGCGATCGGCGGCTCAGGTGCGCGCGCGTGGCCAGGACGTCCTCGAGGTCGTCCCGCGTGATCTCCCGGATCAGCTTCCCGCCGATCACCGGGCAGATCACCTTGTTGATCTGATATTGATAGACCTTCCGGCGCTCCGCGCTCAGGTGCGGTGCGCGCCGGGCATAAAAGCCGGCGGCATACTCGAAAACATAGAGCTGATCCTTCGGCGCCGCGTCGGCCGCGGCGAGCTCGTTTTGTTTGAGCGTGACCTTCTCGGCCAGCTCCGTCAGCGTCTTGCCGTAGACGTCGATCCAGCCGCCGCCGGGCTTCGGCAGCCGCTTGCGATAATACCGGCCCTCCGGGCCGTGCTTTGTCTGGGCTTTTCTTGGCATGGCTCAACCTCCGCAAAGACCGCAGGGCTCGTAGCCCATCGCCTCGACTTCCTCGACGGTGCCGGTATAGTCCCGCCGATGCTCCGGCGAGATCTCGCCGACGCTGCCGCAGGTCGGCTTGTGGTATTTGTGCGAGTTGATGTTCAGCACGAAGGAACGGACGCCCGGCACCGTGCGCGTCTGCTCCGTGCCGAAGACGATCAGCTCGCCGGGCGGCGTGGCGTCGACCAGGTCGAAGATAACGGCGCCGCCGGCGACGGTGGCGAAGATCTGCGAGAGATCTTCCGGATTAACGAGGCTGATCGAGGTCGTCAGCTCCGGGTGTCCGTACTCCGAAAAGCGGGCGCGGACTTCGCCTTCGAGCTCGACGAGCTGCTGCAGCGTCGCGTTCCATTTGTTGAGGTATTTCATATCCTGCAGGGCGGCGTTGAGCGCGTCGACGGTGAAGGCGTTGTTATACAGATAGATCTGCACGGCTGCCGTCTCGGGATCGTAGTCGATCCAGTTCCCGTTCGGAAAGTTCTCGTCAAGGATCCGCTGCGTCTCGCGCAGCAGAGCCGTGACGGTAACAGGGCCGGTCGGCTCCGGCTTTGCGGTGGCGTTGATCCTGGTCGTGCCGGCGCGCATGTTCGCAGCGCTGGAGATCATCACGAGGACCACGAGCCCGGCAAAAACGCCGAGGATGATTTTTCCGATTTTCATAGCTACAACCTCAAAGCGTGCCCTATTTGGGCACGCTTATTTTATCAGATAGATCATGCCGTCTCGCTCGACGTATCTTGCGAAAACGGCGAGAGAGCGAGCTCGACCATGTCGCGGGCGCGGCCGTCGGCGCGGCGAAACGCCTGCAGGAGCCGAGCCTCCTCGTCGGAGATCTCCGGCGTCGGAAGCTCCGAGCGCCCGAGCAAATAGTCGGCGGTGCAGCCAAAGACGTCGCAGAGTCGGCCGATCGTGGCTGAGCTGAGATCGAGCTGGCCGAGCTCATATTTTGAAACTGCGGTCGGCGCGCAATTCAGGATTTTCGCAAGGTCGGACTGTTTCATGCCCGCATTTTGACGCAAATCTCTGATCTTGTTCACATTTACCACCGCCTTGTTTGAATTATACAAATTAAGAGGATGTGTTTTCAACACAATCCCCAAATCGGGGAAAATTATTGTAAACCTGCTTGACAACTCCCCGTTTCAGGGCGTATTATTCAGACACTCCCCGTTTTGGGGTGTTTGCCACCGGCGAGACTGCTCACCTTGCCGGGTTCCATCCTTTTCTCTTCTTGTTCCGGGTTTTCGTCTCGGTTTACGGGCGATGTAATCGGCGCGACCGAACGGCGCCGTCCCGGAGCGGAAGAGAGACGAGCATATCACGAGAACAAAGGAGAGAAGAACATGAAAATCGCCGAGCTGCATCAAGGCGACTTTTTCACGAAGAAGCCGATCGAGAACCCGAAGGAGTCCCAGGTCTGGATCCGCGGCGAGTACGACCGCAGCCAGAAAAAGTACGAGTGCCAGAACTTCGCCGACGCGAACCGCTATTGCTATCTCAAGCGCGACGCCGAGGTCTACACGGATCTCGTGTTTTGAGGAGGGGCAAAGATATGAGCAAAGAGATCAAAGGCCGCACGCCGTTCAGCCCGGAGCCGGGGAAGATCTACGAGCTGGCGTCGCCGAGCGGCGGGCGCTTCCTATGCAAGGGCTTGTGGTATGGCACACAGTTGTTCGACACCTGGATGATCAACGTGCGCTCCGGCTGGAGCTTCCTCGCGCACGGCGTGGGGATCTATCCGGACGGGCGCATCGACTGGGATTATTCCACGGACGGGCGCTTTGAGACGCCGCCGGAGATCGACGCGAGAGGGGCGAAAGCATGACAAATCTCTTTTATTTTCTCGGCGGCAGTTTCTTCGGAGCGATCGTCGGCGTTTTTTGCATCGCGCTGGTGAACGCAGGGAGGGATCGGGATGACTGAAACAAACGAACGCCCCGAGCTGGGGACGACGGAGGCCGCGGTGCGGTCTTGCGTCAATCTGATCGCGCTGGCCACCGGTAAAAGCGAAGGGCAAATTGCCTACTGGCTGGACTGCTATTATCAGCTGCGCGTGGCGCATGAGGGGCTGGTAAAGCGGAGACCGCTCGCCCTGGAGGATCTCCGTATCTCTCCGGTTGCGGCTGACCTTGCACAGGTATATGCAGAGGCGTTCGGCGGCCCGTCGACGACGCCGCCCCCTGCGGAGGACGTCAAATCCACCCAGCCGGCTGCGCGCCAAATGCCCCACGATGTAGAGGCTGAGGAAAGCAAAAGACCGGAAGCGGCTGCGGCTCAAAAAAAAACAGAGCTCCGCTGACGACGGGCGAGCGGCGAAAGCTGCAGAACGCCGAGAAGGAGAAAAAGCGGATCCTCGGGCGGGGCGAATGGCGTGAGTTTAAGCGCGCCACCTTCGCCAGGCTGCAGGAAGCCAAGACCGGAGGGCTGACGATCGGCGCGATCGTTGCAGCCTCCGACGGAAGGCTGACCGAGAACACGGTGCTGGACATCCTCAACGCCGCGCCTCGGCCGATCGAAGACTACCGCGCGCTGGACGCTGCACTCGACAGGTGCGCGGAGATCTAATACAGAGAAAGGAGCATCACGAGAACATGCCGAACATCATCAAATACGGGCTTGTCGGCCTGGCGCCGCGGCGCAAGCTGGTCGGCTTTACGCAGGCGCAGCTTGCGGAGGCCATGGGGATCGAGCGCGCACGCCTGGCCATGTGGGAGAACGGCTACGCTTGGCCGTCGGCCGCGTTTCTGCCGAAAATGGCCGATCTGCTCTGCTGCACGATCGACGAGCTGTATCACGTACCCGAGGACAGTGTAGCGCAGAGCGCGGAGGATGACCATGCAGAGTGACTACCGGAATATCTACCGCGACGCGAGACTGACTGCCGGATTGACCCAGGAACGCTGGGCGGAGCTGATCGGGATCTCGTCTGACGCGGTGCGTCAGTATGAGACCGACCGGATCCTGCCGAGCGACGAGGTCGTGCTGCGCATGGCCGAGGCAGCCGGGCAGCAGATCGTCTGCTACTGGCACATGCTGCACAAGAGCCGCGTCGCGGCCAAGCTGCTGCCGGAGGTCGACCGGAAGGATCTGCCCGAGGCTGTGCTGCAGCTGCTCGTCGCCGTTCACGCCTTTGCGGGCGGCGGACTGTGCGAGCTGACGCGGATCGCAGCCGACGGGAAGATCTCGCCGGACGAGCGCGAGAGGTATGACGCCGCGATCACGGAGCTGCGGAGCGTCGTCTCCGCGGCGCTGCACACCGAGTTTGCGAAAGAGAAGGAGGGCTGAGCGATGGCGTGGATCACGAGACAGGAGGCGGCCGACCGCCTTGCGATCTCGGTCAAGACGCTCGACGGACTGATCCGGCGCGGGCAGCTGCCGGCGTCCAAGATCGGGCCCAGGATCGTGCGGATCGACGAGCGAGATCTGGAAGCCTACACGGCGGAGCGGCGCGTGGCGCCGGCGCCGGTAAAACAAAAGGCAGCGCCTCCGCCGAGGCCCTGCCGCTACGTTCCGGGGATGAAGGTGGTATAGTATGACAATTTATCTTGCCGGGCCGATTACTGGGGTCCCTCGCTACCGCATGAGGTTCGCAGCGGTCGCTCTCAAGATCTTGGCCATGGAGCCCAGAGCGATCATCCTTAATCCGGCCATTTTGCCGGAGGGAATGAGACCGGCTGATTATATGGCGATCTGCCTGCCGATGCTCATGCGCGCCGACGCCGTGTTTTTGCTTCCCGGATGGGACTCATCCGGCGGCGCCAGGATCGAGAAGGGCCTGGCGGACTATCTGAGGATCCGCACGGTGGAGGTCAGCGCGGAGGCGCTGGAAAAGGCCATGGAGGAGCTGAGAAAATGAGCCAAAACAAAGAAATGCCCGGAGGCGGCTGCATCCGACTCCGGGCGGTGATAACCGTTAAGCTATCACGAGAACACTGCTATTATAACAGCCGCTGCAGCGCCTGTCAAGGGAGGTGATGATTTTGGACGAGCAAAACGTGAAGCCTTCGTACTGGGCGGTGCTGCCGGCGACGGTTCGCTATGACGAGAAGATCCCGGCCAGCGCGAAGCTGATCTTTGCGGAGATATCCGCACTGACGGAAAAGCGCGGCTTCTGCTACGCAAGCAACGAATACCTCATGCAGCTTTTCGGCGTCAGCGAGCGCACGCTGCAGCGTCATTTGAAGGCGCTGGAGGGCCGCGGCTACATTCAGATCCTCGACGGAGACGGAGGCGTGGGACGCCGGAAGATCTTCGCGGGGATCAATCCTCTGAGCAACCCCGTCAAAATTGACGGGGTAACCCCGACAAAATTGTCGCCGAACCCCGTCAAAAATGTCACCCATATCAGTAAGAGAAACAGTAAGAGTTCAGATCCCCCCAAAGCCCCCAAGGGGGCCGGGGCCGGGGCCGGATTTGTTCCCAAAGAGGCGCCGGACTGGAAGCCGGAGCGCTTCGCCGCATTTTGGAAATACTACCCGCTGCATAAGAGCAAGCAGGCCGCGATTAGAGCCTGGGATAAGCTCAAACCTTCAGACGAGCTGCTGGCCGTGATCGGAAGAGCCCTGAAGAGTCAAATCCGGGAAGAGAAGGCGATGGCGAAGCATAGAGGACAACCCTTTGAGTGGAAGATGTACGCCTCAACATATCTCAACAATGCCCGCTGGACGGATGAAGTCGAAGAGTCGCCGACCGGGCAGCCTGACGCACCGACGCCTTCCGGAAGGAGGGACCTGCAGTGGCTGTGAGTGCCTACGACGCACAGGCGGCCGTGCTGGGCTCGCTGCTGATAGATCCCGAGCATCTGGCCGGAGAAATCATGCAGCGGCTGCGGCCGGACGACTTTTCCGACAGCTCGCTGCGCAGTTTGTTCACCGCGGCGCGAGAGCTGTGGCTCGATCAGAAGACGATCGACCCGGTGACGCTGCAGGATCGCGCCGGCGCGGCCTACCGCGACCTGATCGCGGAAGTGCTGCAGCTGACGCCGACGGCGGCCAACTGGGAGAGCTACTGCGCGATCGTGAAGAACAACGCCCGCCTGGCGCAGCTGCGCGGCGTGGCGCTGCAGGTCCTCAACTGCGAGAAGGCCGACGAAGCGCGCGATCTGCTGCTCGATGCGCAGGGGCTGCTCGCCCAGCGCGAGAGCATCCGGATCTTCTCGTATCGGGACATGCTCAACGGACAGCTCGACCGGCTGCAGGATCCGGCGCCGCCGGACTTCCTCGACTGGGGCTTTGAAAAGCTCAACGAGCTGCTGACGATCAAGCAGGGCCGCTTTGTCGTGCTCGGTGCCGAGAGCTCCGTCGGCAAGACGGCGCTGGCGCTGCAGCTGGCCCGCGGCGTCGCGATCCGGGGCAAGCGCGTCGGCTTTTTCTCGCTGGAGACGGACCACGATGACTCGATCGATCGCGTGTCGGCCAACGCCGCCGACGTCGCGCTCGGCCGGATCAAGCACAAGCGCCTCGACCGGGACATGTTCGGGAGGATCATCGGCGAGTTCAAGAAGCACGGCGAGATCTCGCTGGAGCTGATCGAGGCCGCCGGCTGCAGCGTCGACGAGATCCGCGCGATCACGCTGGCGCGGCGCTATGAGGTCATCTTCATCGACTACGTGCAGCTGATCAGCTCGCGGGAGCAGGGCTCGAGCGAGCAGGTGCGCCGGATCTCGATCGACCTGCACGCGATGGCGACGCAGCTCGGCGTGACGACGATCGGCCTGAGCCAGGTGACGCCGCCGGAGAAGGACAAAAAGGGGCAGCGCCGGCTGCTGCGCAAGGAAGATCTTCGCGAGAGCAAGCAGCTCGGCAACGACGCCGAGGCGGTGCTGCTGCTGGATCTGACCGACCTGAACAACTACGGCAGCCCGCGCGTGCTGATCATCGACAAAAACAAGGACGGCCCGCCGGGCCGGATGCTGCTGAACTTTGAGCCCTCGCGCATGCGCTTCACCTACCAGCCGCCCTTCGAGGGTCCTGAGGCTGAGGCCGCGCGGGAGCGCAACGAGAAGATGGACCGCAACCGGGCCGAGCGCCGCGAAAAGGACGCAGCGAAGGCGCGGAGCGCGATCGACGGCCAGGCCGTGTTCGAGGATCTCCCGGACGACGGCGAGGTCCTGCCGTTCTGACTACTTACGTATATTGCCCGCTGCACCGGGCTTGAACAAGAAAGGAGCTATCATGAGAACAACAGCAATCCTCAACCTCAAGGGCGGAGTGGCGAAAACCGTCACCTGCGTCAACATGGCGGCGATCCTCGCCGCCGACTACGGCAAGCGCGTCCTGGTCGTAGACGCGGACAGCCAGGCCAACACGACCGAGTTCTTCGGGGGCGATCCCGAGGAGGGCCGTCTGAGTGCGCTGCTGCGCTATCCGACCTTCCAGGGCAACACCGGGCGAGAGACAATGTGCTGGGCGAGCGTGCAGCCGGTCGCCGGCTACAACATGCACCTGATCGCCGCGGACGACAGCCTGATGGATCTCGACCTGACGAGCATGAAGCGCGACGACGTCGACGCTTTCATTCTCCGCGACTTCCTCTCGAGCGTGGACGCGTCGAAGCGCTGGGATTACTGTCTGATCGACTGCCCGCCGGCGTTCAACGCGGCCTGCGCCGCGGCGCTGCTGGCGGCCGACGACGTGATCATCCCGATCAAGCTCGACGCCTTCTCGCTGCGCGGCATGGCCAACCTGATGCGGCAGATCTCCAACATGCGGAAGATCAACCCGAACCTGCGCGTGGCCGGACTGCTGCCGACGATGGTCTACAAGAGCGAGAAGATCTCCGCGGCGCTGGAGGCGCTGCGGGCGTCGAAGCTGTTTGTCTTCCCGGCGATCCGAAAGACAAACAAGGTCGACGACATGACCTTCGCGCAGGAGCCGCTGATCAAGTCCAGCCCGAAGAGTGCGGCCTGCATCGACTACCGCCGCTTCGTCGGCGCCTACGTCTCCCAGGAGGGCGGGAAGGACCGGGGCAAATCGACGACCCGGCGGCGCCGGACGCACGGCACGATGAAGGGAGGCACGAACAATGGCTGAGAGCAAGGGCTTTGACGTCACAGATTTTTTGAAGTCTGTGCCCGATTTGGACACGGGCCGGCAGCAGATCGTCTACCTGCCGATCGAACAGATCGAAGCAGACCCGGACAACTTTTACAGTCTGGATGGGATCGGCGAGCTGGCCGGCAGCATCGAAATGCTCGGGCTGCAGCAGCCGCTGCTGGTGCGGCCGGGCGAGGGCGGCAAGTATGTCGTGATCTCGGGCCACCGGCGCCGCGCCGCGATCCTGCTGATCCGCGACGGCGGCTCGCAGCAGTTCGCCGAGGGCGTGCCCTGCATCATCGACACGGGCACGGCGTCCGAGGCGCTGCGCAAGCTCAAGCTGATCCTGGCAAACAGCGACACGCGCAAAATGACCAGCGCGGACGAAAACAAACAGGCCGAGCAGATCGAGGAGATCCTGCGCGAGCTTTCCGAACAGGGCATCGAGTTCAAGGGCCGTTTTCGGGACTGGGTCGCAAAGTTCTCCGGCATGAGCCGGTCGAAGCTCGGGCGGCTGAAAGTGATCCGGGACAAACTCGCGCCGGAGCTGCGCGCGACCTATTACGACACCGGGATCTGGAACGAGGACGTCGCCTACACGCTGGCCCAGCAGAGCGTTGACGTCCAGCGCGCCATGATCAAGGACTACATCGACTGCAAGCGCCCGGTCGCGGAGCTCCAGGCGGGACATATCCGGGCATATTTGTCCGATATGCAGCGCCGGGCTCACGAGCAGCAGCAGCGCCAGGAGCAGGCCGAGGGCATCAAGGAAAAGCTCCAACGGGAGGCGGACAGCTATATCGCGGACTATGCAGCCGACACGGCGAAGTTCTACAAAGAGCTGACTGAGCCGAAGTTTTTCCGCTTCCTTGTCGGTAAGATCTCACAGGGTGGCGATCGTAGTTCCGGCATTTATGACCTCAAGAGCCGCGTGGGATCGACGCATTTTGGTGGATCAATGGAGAACGGATGGTACAACGGGGACCCTCGCGGTCTCGATCTTGCGATCGGAAAACAGCGTTACCACGTTCAGAGGACGTGGACCGAAGTCTACGACATGCTTGCGCAGCGGGCGCTCTATCTTGTCAATGCGAAGAAAACCCCAATAGAGGCGACGCTCGAGGTCGCCGAGCCGACGTGGCAAACGGGCAAGCCGCCAAAGGCGGGCGTGTACGCCGTGCGGTTTAAGGTGAGCGAAACAGCCGCTGGAGAGCTTCACAGCTTTGCGCGCTGGGACATGTTCCAGTGGCATGCTGTGCGCAGCGGTAAGATTATCGACGACATGATTGCCGTCGGATGGTATCAGATCCCGGAGGTGTGAGACATGAGCTGGGTGAAAGCGATCATCGACTCTATTGAGTCGAAAGCTCCGATGAGGGAAACGCTGGGCTTGATCCAGGGCGGGATCTCCGCCGTCACGGTGCAGGTGCAGCGCGCGATCGACGCGACGGATCCGGCTGACTATCCGCTGCTGCTGGCCGTGCTGGAAATGAGCGCAAAGTCCTTCCGGCAGTCTCTGCCGCCGGACGCGAGGTTCGCTTCGGATTTGATTGAGCAACTGACGGCGAGCGTCGCCGTGGCGGTGCCGGCCGACTTCCGGCAGAAGGAGGGCGGAAAGTGATGGACTCTCGCACAAAACTGGAATTGTCTGAGGCGGCGCGAGCAGCTCAGCGCGAATACTACAGGCAATATCGCAACACGCACAAAGAACAGCTAAAGGAAAACCGGCGACGCTATTGGGAAAAGAAAGCTGAGCAAATGAAACAGACAGAAATCTCGGAGGACTGAAACATGTCAATCAATAAATATATGAACAAAAAAGACTATTTCAAAGTTTTTGATGCTTTTGCCGCTGGGAAAACAAATGAAGAAATAGCTTCTTTGATGTCGCGGTCTCCCATGACCATCCGCCGCGCGCGAAACTATCTTGCAGCGGCTTATGAGGGGCGCCTGAGCGAGCTGCGTATTGGCAAACACTCTGCCTCGTTGGTGGGATATGTTTCAGAGTATGCGCTGACCCATCCGTTACCAGTAAGTGATACGGAGACGCCGGCGTGCGAAGAACTTCCGGCTTCTGCTCTTCCTGTCCAAAATGAAGCACCGGCTCTTTCTTTTTCTGATTGTCGACTTTGCAAAAAAGAAGGCTCTTCTGAGTGTCTTTCGTGTCGACCGATGAACTTCTCCCCTTGTTCGCGCTTTGATCTGATGCGCAAACTGGACACCGACGAACTGGCCGCGTGGCTTGAGCTGGAGCTCGGCGGCGGTGTGCCGATCGACTGGCTGACCTGGCTGACGGAGGAGGTGACAAGTCGTGAATGAATTTGACGGGACCGTCAATGTTGCGCTCTCCGGAGTATGTAGCGGATGCTGTTTCTTTGAGTTGACGCAGGCAAATTTATATGCCGGGCTTGACCTCGTCCCTGTTGTTTCGTGCAAAAACCGGGCTTTGTGCGAATATTTGTTTGAGCGTTGGCGGAAACTCGCGGAAGCGGAGGACCGGGGATGAACCACTATAAAGGCCGCTGGTGCAAAACCTTCTACTGCGACCAGCGCGGCGATCGCTTCTGCTGCGCCGACTGCTGGCAGCGCGAGGACTGCCGCAACCCGTGCATGAACTATCCGACGCGCTGCGGGCTCGAAAACACCGACAAGAGGAGGAAGCAAGAATGATCCACGTCAGAAAGGTCGCGCCGGAATACTTCGAGGCCCTGCGGTCCGGCCGCAAGCGCTTCGAGCTGCGTGACGAGCGTGACGCCGAGGAGCCGTTCGCGGCCGGGGACTTCCTGGCTCTGAACGAATGGGACGACGGATTGACGCAGGGCGGTTATATTGCCGGGGCTGTGCCTCATTATACCGGGCGCTGCCTGCTCTTCGAGATCCTCTACGTCCTGCGCAACTATGAGCTGCTGACGCCGGGCGCGGTCTGCCTCAGTCTCTCGCTGCGGCCTCTTCGCCCGGACGACGTCGCCGCGATCCGGTAAACAATCCACCATCATTTGAGCCCTGAGCCCTCCGAGGTCTGCGGCCTTCGGAGGGCTTATGAAAACAAAAAAGATCATCGTCGCCGGGATCCTGGTCAAGGAAGCGGTTTATCCGCGGGGATCCCGGTATGATACTCCCAAGCAGCGCGCAGCAAAGCGCCGGCTCTCCAGCGAGGCGCAGAAGCGCATGAACGCAAAGTACCGGAAGGAGAAGCTCGAGCTCGAGCTCGCGGCCAACTTCATGCCCGGCGATTTGTGGGTGACGCTGACCTTCCGCGACGAAGATCTCCCGCAGAGCGAGAGCGGCGTCGACGCGAAGATGAAGGCGTTTCTCCGGCGCTTCCGGCAGGAGCGACGCCACGCAAGGCCGGTCGTCTGCTGGCGCGCCGAGCACAAGCACGGGCACGATGATCCGCGCATGGACGTGCGCTGGCACGTGCACGCCTGCATCACAGCCACCGGCGACGACTACGCCGCGATCCGCCGGGCGTGGCAATACGGCGACATCGTCGAGATTAAGCCGATCCGCATCGACAAGGAGAACGGCTACGCCGCGATCGCGGAGTATATGATCAAGGAACCGCTCGACCGCGCGGGCGCGCACGCCTGGCATATCACGCGCAACGCGAAGAAGCCCGAGGTCGAGAGCTTCCCGGTCCCGGACGACACGCCGCTGCAGCCGCCGAAGGGCGCGATCGTCTACGAGGACGCGCACGACACGAACTGCTTCGGCTCCTGGCGCTACGTCAAGTACGTGCGGACGGCAGCCGTCAAGGCCAGCCGGAGAGAGCGGCCGAAGCCGAAGCGCAGGCGCTGACTTTCTTTATTTTCTTTCAGCCTTGATAACCATATTATTTTCAGGGAAAGGTGTTGAAAATCCTTGCAATTCGGGCGCGAATGTGATATGCTTTTGACAGTGCAGAACGGCTTTCTGATCTGTCCGTTCTGCGGAAACCGAAAGACCCAGCGCGTCGACCTGAGAACCGAGGCGCGGGCGCTGCCGGTCTATTGCCGGAAGTGCTCGCACGAGATCCTGATCGACATCCACCGAGGCCAGTGCTCCAGAAGCCCGAGCCCAGACAACGCTTGATGCGTTCCTGGTGCTCGGGCTTTTTTGTTTGCTATGGCTGAGTTTGATTACAAGTCCCGGCGCTGGCTGCGGCTGCGCGAGAGCGTGCTGCGTGAGGCCGGGTACCGGTGCCAGTACATGCGGCGCTTCGGCAAACACGTCGAGGCCAGTCACGTGCACCATATCTGGCCGGCCGAGGACTATCCGGAGTTCGCCTGGCAAAGGTGGAACCTGATCGCCCTCTCCCAGGAAGCGCACAACATGATGCACGACCGGCAGAGCGGAAAGCTCAGCGCGGTCGGCGAAAGTTTGCGGCGACGGACGATCCCCCCCTCCTCGGCTCGCGATCGCGATCGCTGAAAAGACCGGGGGCTGGCGGTCTAAGCACACGCAGGGAAAATTTTCGGGGACGGGATTTTTTACCGGCGGAAGACAAGAAAAATCAAAGAATTTTCTGCGCGGCGCGCGGGCCGCGGACGTGAACCGCCCACGGGAGGCGCGGGCGTGCTTCGCTTGAGGCCGCCGGCTTCCAGGCAAGGCGCGGACGCTGCCGCGGCGGCTGCACAGCTTTGGAGGATCTCATGGCACGAGAGAAGATCCGGCTCGTCTGGCGCAAGATCGACGAGCTGATCCCATACGAGCACAACGCGAAGCTGCACCCGCCCGAGCAGGTCTCGGCCCTGGTGCGCAGCTTTGACGAGTTCGGCCGGATCGTGCCGGCCGGCATCGACGCTGCCGGCAACCTGATCTACGGCCACGGCCGGATCCTGGCGGCGCGCGAGCGCGGCGACACGGATTTCCCCTGCATCCTGATCGACCACCTGAGCGAGACGCAGCGGCGCGCCTTCGTGCACGCCGACAACCTGCTCGCGCAGAGCGGCACGGACGAGAACGTGCTGCGCGCGGAAATGGCCGCGCTGTCTGCCGCCGGCTTTGACGTGACGCTCACGGGCTTTGACCCGGCCGGGCTGCAGCTCGGCGAGGAGAACGAGGACGACGCGGCGCCCTTCTGGGGCGACGTGGACGCCGAGAGCTCCGAAGAGTACGAAGCCTTCATGGAAAAGTTCAAGCACAAGCTGACGACTGACGACGTCTACACGCCGGACAACATCTACGACGCGCTGCGCTCCTGGGCGATCGCTCATTATTCCCTGGGCGACAGGCCGACGGTGCGGCCGTTTTATCCCGGCGGCGACTATCAGAGCTTTGACTATCCGGAGGGCTGCGTGGTCGTCGACAATCCGCCCTTCTCGATCCTGAGCGAGATCTGCGCCTGGTACGACGAGCGCCGGATCGACTACCTGCTTTTTGCACCCGGCCTGACGACCTTCTCGATCAACGCCGGCCGCTGCCGCTATCTACCGATCGGCCTCGACGTGCTGTACTCGAACGGCGCCTCGATCGCGACGAGCTTTGTCACAAGCCTCGGCCCGTGGAAGATCGAGCTGTGTCCGGATCTTTATGCGGCGCTCGCCGAGCCGAACGAACAGAACAAGCGCGCGCAGACGAAAACGCTGCCGAACTACGAATACCCGGACGCCGTCTGCAGCGTGGCCATGAATAAGCTGGCCAAGTACGGCCAGACGCTGCGGATCCGGGACGAGGACGCCGCTTTTTTCCGTGCCCTCGACGCGCAGCGCGCGGTCGGCAAAGCAATCTTCGGAGGAGGTTTTCTGCTTTCCGAAAAGGCTGCCGCCGAAAAGGCTGCCGCCGAAAAGGCTGCCGCCGAAAAGGCTGCCGCCGAAAAGTGGGCTTTGTCTGACAGAGAGCGTGAGCTGATCTCCTCGCTGGGAGGCGAAGCCGATGGCTGAGCGCTTGACAGGACCGGAGTGCCCGGCATATCTCGCCGGGAAGCTGCGGGAGCGCTGGGACGTCCTTGCACCGCCGCTGATCCGCAGCGGCGCCCTGGACGAGCTGAGCGCGGACCTTCTCGCCAAGTACATCCTGGCGGAAAACGAATACCTGAAAGTCTCGTCGCTGCTGCAGGCGGCGATCAACGGAGACCGGGACGCCGGCGCGGAGCCGGATCCCGACGAGGCGAAGAACTGGGCCGCGGTCCAGGACAAGCTGATCAAGCAGATCCTTGCGCTGGGCGCGGAGCTCGGTATCACGCCAAGATCCCGCCGCAGCCGCGGGATCCTGAACCGATAACAATACGAGGCCAGCGCCCGAAGAGGCCGGAGCCCGAGAGTGAACACTTTCGGACTCCGGCCTCTTCGCATTTTTGGAGGCAGTATGACGCGGGAAGAAAAGTACATCGCGCAGATGGAGGCGCTGGGGATCTGGGACGAGGCTTTCCGGCCGGAGGTCACAGAGCTGGCGCAGCTCGAGCGCGAGAAGAAACGCATCAAGGACGCCTGGGCGGCCACTGTGCCGAATGGCTGCAAGCCCTCCTTCACGGATCCGCACTATGCGCTGCTCGTCGCAGCACGCCGGGAGATCCTGGCGCACCGTGAAGCGCTGGGTCTGACGCCGAAGAGCCTGCGCAAGCTGCGCGGCAGCAACGGCGAGCCGACGCCGATCGCGCGGGATCTGCTGACCGAGAAGCTCGACGAAATCGCGCGGCGCACCGCCGCCTATTCCGGCGGCGTCGAGGCTGTGCCCTATTCGGGACTGATCGACGATGAGTGAGGCTCCGCACCTGCAGGAGGTGCTGCGCTACGCGCGGGACACATGGGACGACCACGGGATCGAGGAGCTGCAGCGTCTCGGCTGCCGCCGCTTTTTGGACGACCTCGAGAGCGGCCGCTGGGACTTTTCGCCGGCGCTGCCGGAGTGGTGCATCGAGATCATGACCGGGCTTTTCGCATTTTCCCAGGGCGAGACGCTCGACGGGCATCCGCTGCGCGGCAAGCCGCTGGAGCTTATGCCCTGGCACCGCTTCGTGATCTACAACGTCGCCGGCTTTTACCTGCCGGGCACGCAGATCCGCCGCTTTACCGAGGCCGATATCTTCGCTCCGCGCAAAAGCGCGAAGACGATCCCCTTCGAGGCTTTCCAGGCGACGCTGGCTATGTGGTACCGGCGCTCCGGCGCCAAGGCGAAAACCGTCGCCGGCTCGCTCAAGCAGGGCATGGAGGGCTTCGACTTTCTCAAATACAACTTCGACCGGCTCGGCCTGGTGAAGAAGGGCAACCCGCCCGGCATGCCGCTGCAGCTGATCGACAGCTCGCTGGGTCACAGCATCGAGGGCTCGTTCTGGGGCGGACATATCGACCTGGAGACGCTGGCCTTCAAGCCGGATCTGTTCGACTCGTTCAACTGCGCGCTAGTGCACTTGGACGAGCTGGAGCTTTATAAAAACTCGATCCCGTACACGCGTCTGCGCGACTCCATGAAGGCATACACCAACAAGCTGCTGCTCTGCACGTTTACCGCCGGCGACGACGGGATCGGCTTCGCGGCGCAGCACCGCAACTACATGGAGAAGATCCTGCGCGGTACGATCACCGGCCCCGCGGCCGACCGGACCTTCGTCCTGCTGGCTCAGGCGCCGGACACGCTCAACGGCAAGGAATACACCGACCCGTCCGTGTTCGTGCTGCCGGAGATCCACCGCGCGGCCAACCCGGCCTACAACATCACGATACGCCCGGCGGACATGATCGCCACGGCCGAGCAGGCCGTGCACAACGCGCAGCTGCGCAAGGAGTTCTTCACGCGGTCTCTCAACCGCTTCGTCAGCTCGTTCAAGGCGTGGTTCGACATCGAGGAGTTCCGCCGCAGCGACCAGCAGTACAACTTCGCACAGGCCGAGCTCGCGCGCATGGTGCGCGCCTGGTACGGCGGCGCGGATCTGTCCAAGCTGCACGACCTGACGGCGGCCTGCCTTGCCGGCGAGATCCCTGCGGAAAAGATCGTTTTCCCTGGTGGAAAGCACCCGAGCGAGGACGTGCTGGTGCTGATCCCGCACTGCTGGTTCCCGCGGACCGCCGCGGCCGAGAAGGCCGACCAAGATCAGATACCGCTGTTCGGCTGGCGCGACGACGGCTGGCTTGATATGCCGAACGAGGCGAGCATGGACCCGACGGAGCCTGTGAAGCAGTTCCTGCAGTGGAAGGCCGACGGCTTTGCGATCCGCGCGGTCGGCCATGACCGCAAGTTCGCCCGCACCTACGTGACGGCGATGAAAAAGGCCGGCTTCCGCGTGAAAGACCAGCCGCAGCTGTATTTAATGAAATCCGAGGGCTTCCGATATATCGAGCACAAGGCGAAGGTTGGGTGCCTTTGCTACCTGCACGCCGAGCCCTTTGAATACTGCGTGCAGAACGTGCGCGCCACTGAGAAAGTCGACGACGCGGTGCAGTACGAGAAGATCTCCGACAACTACCGCATCGACGTCTTTGACGCCGCTGTGTTCGCGACGATCAGACTGCTGATCGAAACGGACCGCAGCAGCGCCGCCGCGGCCTGGATGGAAGAAGAGACCCAGCCGCGCCGGCATCCGATTTGATGAGGAGGAATGGCTTTGAAAGTAACACCCAAGGCCCGGCCCGCAAGAGACCGACCGACGGCACAGGGCAACGGCTTCATCTGGCTGACCGATCCGGAAAACTTTGCCTCGCTGGAGTGCCAGGGTTACACCAACCTCGCACACTCGCCGGAGGTCTCGACAGCGGTCAACACGATCTCGCGCCTGGTCGGCGCGATGACGATCCACTTGATGCAGAATACCGCGCAGGGCGACGTCCGGGTAAAGAACGAGCTCAGCCGAGTCGTGGACATCGAGCCGAACAAGTTCATGTCCCGGTCGAACCTGATGCAGTGGATCGTGCGGACGCTCTACCTCGAGGGCCGCGGCAACGCCGTGGTGCTGCCGCGCACAGAACGCGGCTACCTGAGGGAGCTGCGCCCGATCCCCGCAGCCTATACGGCGTTTGTGCCGGATGGGTTGTTTGGCTACCGTGTGGAGATCGCCGGGCGGGAGTATGATCCGGCGAGCCTGCTGCACTTCGCCGTCAATCCGGGCAGCTTTTATCCCTGGAAGGGCGAGGGCTGGACGCTGACGCTTTCGGACGTGGCGAACAACCTCAAGCAGGCGGCAGCCACGGAGAAGGGCTTTATGTCCTCGAAGTGGAAACCGGGCGTGATTATCCGCGTCGACGCTTTTGTTGATGAAATGAGCTCCCCGGAGGGCCGCGACAGGCTGCTCGACAAGTACGTGCTCAACAGCGAGGCCGGAAAGCCTTGGATCCTGCCCGCGGATCAAATGAGCGTGGAGCAGATCAAGCCATTGACGCTTTCGGATCTCGCTCTGGCGGACTTCGTCAAGCTGGACAAGCAGACGGTCGCCGCGATCCTGGGCGTTCCGCCCTTCGTACTGGGCGTCGGCGATTTCAAGCGCGACGAGTGGAACAACTTCATCGCGACGACGATCATGCCACTGGCCCAGATCATCGAGCAGGAGCTGACGCGCAAGCTGCTGTACGGCGAGGACTATTTCTTCCGCTTCAACAGCCGCAGCCTGCTGAACTACTCCATGGACGAGCTCGTGAAGGCCGGCACCGAAATGGTCGACCGCGCGGCGCTTCGCCGCAACGAGTGGCGCGACTGGATGGGCCTGCCGCCGGATCCGGAAATGGACGAGCTGCTCATTCTTGAAAACTATATCCCGTCCACCCGTGCCGGCGACCAGAACAAGCTGAACAGCTGAGGTGAAAACGTGAAAGAGAAACCTGTTGAAATCAAAAAAGCCGTTTACACGCTTGCGAGCGTGGACGGCAGCAGCGCCGAGCTGACCATGTACGGCGACATCTACGAAAAGCGCCCGGTCGACTGGTGGACCGGGGAGCCGATCGAGGGCGAGTTCATCCTCCTCGACGAGTTCCTGGAAGATCTCGACGAGATCCGACGCTGCACGTCGCTGACGATCCGCATGAACAGCTACGGCGGCGACGCCAACGTGGCGAGCGTGATCCACAACCGTCTGCGCGAGCTCGCTCGCGACGGTATGGCCCTGACCTGCATCGTCGACGGCGTGGCCATGAGCGGCGGCAGCCTGATCATGTGCGCGTGCGACCGCGTGGAGGTCAATCCGAGCTCGCTGATTATGATCCACAACGCCTGGGGCTTCCTGTGGGGCGGCTATAACGCGGCGGAGCTGCGCGACCTGGCCACACAGTTCGATGCTTATGACAAGGCGCAGGTGGCAATCTACGAGCGCAAGACGGGCCTGAGCGCAGACGCAATCGCCGGCATGATGGCCGAGACGACCTACATGACCGGCCGTGAGGCCCTCGACAAGGGCTTTGCCGACGCGATCCTGGAAGACGCTGAGCCACTGCAGATTGCAGCCAGTGCCGACCGGCGCTCGCTGTACGTGGGGCAGCGCAAGCTGCACCTGGCGCCCGGTATGGAGGCGCCCGCGGCGCTCCAGACCGTGGAAGACCCGGAAATCCGGCGAGAACAGATCCTCGCCAAGTTGAATAAAAGGAGGACCTGAAATGGCTCTGAAAACCATCATGTGCAAGCACAGGCTTGACCTCAAGACTGCGGAACTGCAGGAACTTGAAGCCAAGGACGAGAGCTTTCTCGCGAAAGAAGCAGAGCTCTCTGCCTCGACGCACGAGGCCAAGACGCAGGAGGAGCTCGACATTGTCGAAGCTGCCGTCTGCGCCTATGACACCGAGCGCGAGGCGCATGAAAACGCCAAGGCAGCGCTGAGAGGCGAGATCTCCGCGCTGGAGGCCGAGCTCGCCGAGCTCGAGAACAATGACCCGCCCGCGCCGACCGTCGAGGCGGCCGCGGAGCACAACGAAGAAAGGATGATTTCCGCTATGACCCATTCTGTTGACATCCGCGCGCTTCCCATGGCCAAGCGTGCGTTCGACGCGCTGCCGATGGCCCAGCGCCAGGCGTTCGTCGAAAAACCGGAGAACCAGAGCTTTCTGGCTTCCTTCCGCCAGGCCGGCCGCGTCAAGACCTCCATTTCCGGCGGCGAGCTGACGATCCCGGTCGACTTCCTCGACCTGATCGCTCAGAACATGTACCGCTACAGCAAGCTGCTCAACCGCGTCCGCGTCCGCGACGTGAACGGCCAGGCGCGCCAGACCGTCGCCGGCGTCGTTCCCGAGGCCGTCTGGACCGAAATGTGCGGCATTATCAACGAGCTGACCTTCAAGTTCAACCAGGTCACGCTCGACGGCTACAAGCTCGCCGGCTTCATCCCGGTGTGCAACAGCCTGCTCGAGGACAGCGACATCGCGCTGGCTTCCTGGCTCGTCGAAATGCTCTCTGAGGCTCTCGGCCTCGGCATGGACAAGGCGATCCTCTACGGCAAGGGTGCGACCTATCACCAGCCCCTCGGCATCGTGACCAGACTCGCCCAGGAGTCGAAGCCTGCTGGCTATCCGGACGCCGCCCCCGAGTGGGTCGACCTGCATGAGACGCACCTGCTTTCCATCGCCTCGAACAAGACCGGCGCCGAGTTCTGGGCCGCGCTGCAGGTCGCTGCCGGCAACACCTTCTCCCGCTACGCTCGCGGGACGCAGTTCTGGGCCATGAACAGCAAGACCTATGCGCTGCTCAAGTCGAAGGCCATCACCTTCACTGCCAGCGGCGACGTCGTGGCCAACGTGTTCGGCATCCTGCCGATCGTCACTGGCGACATCGACATCCTCGAGTTTATGCCCGACAACGACATCGTCGGCGGCTACGGCGACCTGTACCTGGTCGCGCAGCGCGCGGGCATGACGGTCGAGGCCAGCCGCGAGGTCCAGTTCATCCAGGACAACACGGTCTTCAAGGGCAAGATGCGCGCCGACGGCATGCCGGTCATCGCCGAGGCTTTTGTTGCGATCAACATCGCCGGCAGCACTCCCACGACCGCAATGCTCTTCGCGGGCGACGACGCCAACACCATGAGCGGCCTGATGCTCAATGCCACGGCGGCCTCCATCGCCGGCACCGGCACCGTCCAGCTCGAGGCGATTGCTCTGCCCTTCGGCGCCAAGCTCGGCACCGTGACCTGGGCTTCCGCCACGACCTCGAAGGCCACCGTCTCCAGCTCCGGCCTCGTCACCGGCGTGACCGCCGGCAGCTCCGTGATCAGCGCCACCTGCAACGGCTTCACCGCCAGCTGCACCGTCACTGTGACCTGATGCGGACCCTGATCGCCATCCCCTGCATGGATATGCTGCACACGGACTTCTGCAGGTCCCTCCTGAGCCTGGAGATCTTCGGCGAAGTGCAGTACACCTTCGCGCAGTCCTCGCTGATCTACGACGCCCGGAATAAGCTCTGCAGCGTGGCCGAGGAAGGCGGCTTTGACCGCGTCCTCTGGCTCGACAGCGACATGATCGTCCCGCCGTCGATGTTCAAGCGGATGCACGAGCATCTTGACATGGGGAAAGATTTTATCACCGGCATCTACTTCGGGCGAAAGCCGCCCTTCGGGCCGGTGATCTACAGCCGCTGCTACCATACGCACGAGACGCACTTCCCGACGCCTCGCGCCGAGATCTTTTCGGACTATCCGCGGGACAGCTTGTTCCGGATCGAGGCCTGCGGCTTCGGCGCGGTGATGACCTCCGTAAAGCTGCTGCGGGCCGTCGAGGACGCCTTCGGCGCCCCCCTTCGCGCCGCAGGCCGGCTTCGGCGAAGACATCGCGTTCTGCATGCGCGCGAAGGAGCTCGGGGCAGAGCTGTGGTGCGACAGCACGATCAAGTGCGGCCATGTGGGGATGGCGGTCTACACCGAGGAGACCTTTTTCGCCTCGCGTGCCCAAATCGGGCACGCGGACGGAGCGTAAGAAAGGAGCGGCCCGAAATGAACACGGAGAAGATGCTCGCGGATCTGAAACTCGACCTCGGGATCTCGTCCAACGCCTTCAACGGCCGGCTGACGTCGCGCCTGGAGACGGCGCGGGAATGGATCGAGGCGGAGGGCTGCACGCTGACCGACAGCGAAGGCGACAAAGAGCTCGTCGTGATGTACGCGGCGTGGCTCTGGCGCAGCCGGACGACCGGCGAGGGCATGGGGCGCATGCTGCGCACCGCCCTCAATAACCGCGTGTTCGGCGAAAAAGCACGGACATGATCCTGCTGTGGGCTGTGCTGTGGGCGATCGTCACGATCGCGATCACGCAGTCCGACGGAACATGCCGCGGCGTCTGCCGGGGCTGCGTGTACGAAACGGATTGCCCGCAAAGGGGAGGACCGGACATGAACGCAACAAGAAAAAATCTTCATACTCCCTGGTCAGACGAGATCGACCTGATCAGCTTCGCGCCGGCCGGCTCGGAGCCGGGCGCTACGGTCCAGGACGCGCAGGGCTATGCCAACGTCACAGAGGTCAAGACCTCCGTGTTCTGCACCTGGGAGGACGGCGTCTCGCAGAAGGAGTTCTATCTCTCCTATAAGGAGGGCCTGCAGGCGTCCGCAAGCGTGGAACTGTGGACCGTGGACTATGACGGCCAGGAGTTTGTTGATTTCCGCGGAAAGCGCTACCGCGTGCTGCGCTCGTTCGTCTCGGATTTTGACTGCACGACGCTGATCCTGTCGGAGGTGATCCGATGAGCATGAAAAACGTCGACGACGCGCTCATGGATGCGCTCGATCCGATCCTGCCCGGCTGCGTGTTTCCGAACACCTACGTCGGCAAGGCTGTGGAGTATATCGTCACCAACTACACGACCGTCCCATCCGTGTACGCGGAGCGGTTGCCGGCAGCCGCCCGGCATCTGGTGCAGGTGCACTATTTCCTGCCGACCGGCAAAAACCCGAACCCGAACAAGCTCGCGATCCAACGGGCGCTGTACAATAGCGGCTTTACGTGGCCGAGCATCACGCCGGCGCACGAGAGCCAGGGCCAGCACTGGGTTCTGGAGTGCGAGTACGTCAACGCCGGAGGCGTCTATGGCCAGACTTGAACTCTTTGGCTTTGAGGATCTCGACGACGCCTTCCGGCGGATCTCCGACATCCCGGACGCTGTCACGGCCGAAGCCTTGGACGCGATGGCCGCGGTCGCAAAGGACGCTGTGAAAACGCAGGGCGAGGCGATGGGCGTCCGGGATCCGGAGAGCACAGTCCATATCCTGGACAAAATCACCACCACCAAGGCGAAAATAACCGACTCGGGAGGCTACGAGGACGTCACCTTTTCCGGCTCGCGACTGCGCGGGAACACGCGGACGCGGAACGCGGAGATCGCCTTCGTGAACGAGTACGGAAAGCGCGGGCAGCCGGCACGCCCTTTTATCGGCACCGCGATGACAAAAAACGAAAATGCGATCGCAGAACCGGGCGAAAAAATACTCGGCGACTGGATCGAAAAAGAATTTACCCGATAGGAGGAAATAACACATGCCTCAGTTTGATCTCCGCGGCATCCATGCCGCGAAATACGTCAACACCGCGGGTGTTATCAGCTACACGAACCGGCAGAAGGTCGGCGACGCGATGGTCGCCAACCTCGAGCTGCGCTATGCCGAGGGTCGTCTGTACGCCGAGTCCGCGCTGGCCGAGTACCTGCGCAAGGCCGTCGGCGGCACGATCTCGCTGGGCGTGAAGTACATCAAGTCCGCCGCGCAGCAGCTGATGTTCGGATCTGCCTCAAAGTCCCGCGTGATCGAGTACACGCCTGCCGGATCCTCTACGACCGCGACAGCATCGGTCGAAGGGCTGGCTATCGGCGCCAAGACGCAGGGCCAGTACGTCGGCGTGGCATTCTATGCGCCCGACATGGTCGACGGCGTCGAGAAGTTCACCTGTGTCAAAATCTCCAAGGCCCTGTTCGGCCCGCCCTCCATGCAGCTGCAGACCGCAGGCGAGAACATTCAGTTCAACACGCCGACGACCTCCGGCGAGTTTATGGCGGACGACAGCACCACGCAGAACCTGATCGAGGTCGCGATCGCTGACACCGAAGAGCAGGCGATCGCCTGGGTCGAGGCCGTTCTCACATGAGCGACATCCGCCTGCGGGAGGTTCCCTTCGATTTTGACGGCCGGCACTACACGCTCCGCTGCAACATGAACGTCCTCGCCGACGTGCAGGAAGCCTACAACGGCGACCTGACGCCAGCCCTCAACATGCGCGGCACGCTGCGCTCGGTTCTCGAGTTTTTGGCTGCCATGCTGAATGAGGACGCGGATCAGCGCGGGCTGTTCGAGCCGGGCGTCTCGCCGGAGGGCTATCCCTGCGCGCCGGAGCTGAGCCGCCGCTTTACGGCAAAGCAGCTCGGCCGAAAGCTCAAGCGCAGCGACATCCCCATGTCGAAGATCTTCGCGCTCGTGCAGGCCGAGATCGCTCCGAAGCGCGACGACGCGCAGGAAGCAGCGCCGGAGGGAAACTGACCAAGCGGGCAGAGATTGACTTTGCCCGCTATCTTTCCATCTGGCTGTTTATCCTGCGCATGCCTGAAAATATTTTCTGGCACGAAATGAGCCCCGCGCGCCTGCACGCGCTTTACGACGCATATCTCGGCCGCCCCCAGGCCGAAATGCGCGAAAACAGCCCTCGTGGCGCGCGACAGAGCTTGTTTGACTACATCCGGGGAGGCGAGTAACAGCTATGGCCACAAGAAAAGTCGGGGCCCGCGTCGAGATCGACGGCGAAAAAGAATACAAAGCCGCGCTTGCCGATCTGAACAACGGCAACCGCGTGCTGGCCTCCGAAATGCGCAAGCTGCAGGCGGAGTATAAAGACAACGCCGAGAGCACCGAGTTCCTCGTCAAGAAGGGCGAGGTGCTCGAGCGGCAGCTCCTGCAGCAGAAGGACAAGGTCGCCGAGCTGCGCGCTGCGATGGAAAACGCCGCGCGGCAGACCGGCGAGTCCTCGGCAGCCACGCAGTCATGGGTTGTCAAGCTCAACGACGCGGAGGCCGCGCAGTTTAACCTCGAGCACGCGATCGAGGATAACAACAAGGCTCTGGCCGAGAGCCAGGGCGAGCTGAAAAGCGAAAATCAAAGCCTCGTCAGCGTCGGAGATACGGTCGACGACCTGGCTGGCAAGTTCGGGGTGCGGCTTCCGGACGGGCTGAAAAAATCCCTTGACAGCATGCAGGGATTTTCCTCCGGCGCCGTCCTGGCCATGAGCGCCGCTGCAGCCGGCATCGCCGCAGTCATCAAGGTCGTGGGAGATCTCCACGAGTTGACCAAAAAGACCGCGGCCGACGTCGACGAGATCCTGACGGAGTCGATGACGACCGGGCTGAGCACGAAGACGATCCAGGAGCTGAAATACGCCGAGAACCTGATCGACGTGTCGTACAGCACGATCAGCGCCACGCTGACCAGTCTGACACGAAACATGGACAAGGCCCGCGACGGCAACGAGGTCATGGCCGAGAGCTTCGCCAAGCTTGGCGTGGCGATCACAGACGAGACCGGGCAGCTGCGCGACGCCGAGAGCGTGTTCTACGACGTGATCGACGCGCTGGGCCAGATCGAGAACCCGACCGAGCGCGACGCCGCGGCGATGGAACTGCTCGGCAAGTCGGCGCAGGATCTTAACCCTCTTATTACTCAGGGCAGCAAGGTGCTCAAAGACTACGCCAAACAGGCCCAGGCGACCGGCTACGTTCTGGACGAGAGCCAGCTGAAAAAGCTGGGCGAGGTCGACGACGCCTACCAACAGCTGCAGCTGCAGATCGAAGCAACGAAAAAGGAAATGGCCGCAGAGTTCGCGCCGACGTCGAAAGAAGTCATGACGACCTTCGCGGATCTTGTGAAAAGCGGCGGTGACGCCCTTGCCAGATCGGGGATCCTCTCCGGCTTGGGCGAAATCGTGCAGACTTCGCTGGATCTGATCCGGACGCTGGGCGATCTGGTCAACGTGTTCGCCCCGCTGGACGAGTCTCTTTCGGTCCTCAAGGTCTCGCTCTACGGCGTGGCCTATCTGATGGCCGCGATCGCCGACGCGGCGGACGCCGTCAAGAGCATCCTGTCCTTCGACTGGACCGGCTTCAAGAACGCGCTCGGTTTTGGCTACGGTTCCGGCTATGCCAACAACACGCAGCGCGTGACGATGAGCTACAACGGGGACCTGGCCGCCTATGACGAGTTTTACGGAGGCCGGCAGTATTACCAGGGCAGCTCAGGCGGCAACATATTTGCCGCCACCGGTATCGGTTCGCTGCTGTACGGGAACAATGCCTCCGGCAATCAGAACTGGCGCGGAGGTCTGACATATCTTGCCGAAAACGGTCCGGAGGCCGCGCTTTTGCCGCAGGGCACCCGGATCCTCAACGCGCAGGACACCCGCAGCCTGGGGGGCGATGTTTTCAACATCACAATCCCCGCGAGCGACATCCGTGAGTTCAACGACATCATTGAGATCGCCCGCAGCGCGCGCGTAAGAGGGAGGATGAAATAATGTCCCAAACAACAACGCTGCCACTTTACAAGAGCGCCTTTATTGATCCGGCCTCTCCGGGATCTCGCATTGCGGGGCAAGCAAGCCAGAATATAGGCTTCACACGGGACACCCGGCTTCTCATGTATTTCACGCAGATCAGAGACGGCAGCGCACGCTTCCGGCCGATTGTCAGCGTCACCGTCTTTTTTTATGGGACTTCCGTCACCTTTAACCGACAAGCGTTTTCTGCCTTTGGCATATCGGACGACGATTTTTCTGTCAATTCCGTTTCGTATAACTCGAAGCCTGCTCTAAGCGAAGAGATCCCGGCCGAAATATGGGTATTTAAAAATAACTATTTTGGCACACTTCTCGGAAAGGGTTTAAGCGCCGCGGAGCAGAGCAGGCTCGGCGCAGAGTTTCTTCGCGCTCCAACAGTCTGGCCGACAGGGTACCTTTGGGGTATTGACGCGAACTGTGTTGTTGATCTGCAGACAAATGCGCCTTACCTTTCAGTCGTTTATGGAGACAACGATCTTCACGGAACGCTGATCGGGACATCTTTTACCTCCGGCTACGTCAATCCGCACAAAAAGAACTGGTTCAAATGTTCCATTATCAACGGCAACGAGCTCTCCTGCATTGCGGATCTCGCTCCAGTGTCTGCAGCTCCGACTTTCTACTGGCGGTCACAAGGCGCAACGACGTGGAACCAAATAACAAGCAGTTATAGCTATGAGGTCCCTGTTGCGGCCAACACGTTCCCCGTCGGCACGATCGAGTGGAAAATGACCTGTACTGACGCGACAGGCACTCTTCTGGAAAGCGCCGTATATACCGTCAGCACGACAGACTCCCTGTCAGCAGCGACGCAGCTGACGCCAAGCACGACCGTGGAAGACGGCAGCGCACCGATCGTTTTCAGCTGGACCGTTGATAGCCCGACTGGAACAGCGCCCACGGGCGCGGACTTGCAATACTCTTTGAATAACGGTTCAACATGGAACACTCTCGCGACGATTTCCGGCGAAGCTACGACATACACGGCTGCGGCCAATACTTTCTCAGCCGGCGACATTCTCTGGCGTGTCAGAGTAAAAAACGCGGACGGCGTCGCAGGAAACTGGAGCCAAGCCTCTTTTGTCTGTATGGCAGCTCCGGCAGCTCCTGCCATAAACACCGATGCGCTTCCTTTCGCAACGATCTCCTGGCAAGCCACCGGCCAGCAAGCATACGAGCTTATCATTGACGGAGAAAGTCTCGGCGTGACGTTCGGCTCGGAAAAACAGCGCACTTTGCAGAAACCGCTTTTTGATGGCACGCATCGGACGGAGGTTCGTGTGCAGAACGTGTACGGACTGTGGTCTCCGTTCGGGGCGATCACATTCAGCGTGGAGAACGACCCAGGCGAGACGATCACTCTCGATGGTGACTTTTCTATAGACGCCGCGCTTTCCTGGGAAACCAATCAAAGCACCGCCGATTTTTTGATCTTTCGGGATGAGGCCCTAATCGGGCACACAGCCGGGAGCAGATTTGTCGACCGCTTTGTGTTGGGCGAGCACAGCTATTACGTGATCAACCGGCTGCCGAGCGGAAACTATAGCCGCAGCAATACCGTGACAGGAAGACTATGCGTTCGGCGGCCGACGGTCGCGCCGATCGAAGGCGGCGAGTGGATCACTCTGAAATACTCCGAGAAGAGCATGCCGGAGCAGCGCTTCACCTGGAGTCGGATGCACAGCCTGCGGCATATCGCCGGAGCGAAGTGGCCGGTTCTGGAGATCTCGCCGTATGAAGATCTGAGCGGCACCTATGACGCGGCTTTTTTGTGCGCATGCGACGCCGCGGCCTTTCGCGCACTGCGCGGCAAGGCAGTGATCATGAAGAGCCGAGACGGCAAGGTCGTGATCGGTGCGCTCGTCAACGTCAGCGAGGTCGTCAATGCGTTTTATCTCTCGACGCAGTTCACGATCGAGCAGATCCACTGGGAGGATTACGTCGATGACGCGAACGGTTGATTTTTACTATATCGTCATGCGCAACGGAGCGGACTACGACCGGCTGGAGCCGATCCGAAACGCAAAACCGACGCTGATGATGAACGAGTCGTCGATGATCAAAACAAGCCTGTCCGGAGATTTTGTCCAGAACGACGCCGTCGACTGGCTGACGGATCAGATCAGGCCGGAGCTCGTGATCGACGGCGTGGCGCACCCGTTGGGCGTTTATCTGCCGGCGACCGTCACGCCGATCGAGGACGAGAACACAAAAAGCGTGCACGTCGAAGCCTACGACCGCTGCTGGCTTGTGCGCGACAACTACACCGAGACGATCCGCCACTTTGCAGCCGGAAGCAACTACATCACCATCGTCAAGCAGCTGCTGACCGAGGCGGGGGTCGTTGTGCAGATCGTGACGCCGTCGACCGCGTCACTGACCGAGGACCGGGAAGACTGGGACATCGGGACAAGCCTCCTGACGATCATCAACGACCTGCTGCAGGAGATCAACTACAATCCGCTGTGGTTCGACGCTACGGGCGCTGCAATCGTGGAGCCGGCAAGCGTTCCGACCGCGGAAAACATCGAGCACACGCTTGACGACAGCAACGTGGAGAGCCTTCTGCTGCCCGAGATCCGCAGGGAGACAGACGTCTATCAGGCGCCGAACGTGTTCGTCTGCGTCGTCAGCAACGCCGACAAAAACGCGGTGATGGCGGCCACGGCTGTAAACGACAACCCACAGAGCCCGCTGTCGATTTCCCGGCGCGGCCGCCGGATAGTGCAGTTCAAACGGCTGAACAATATCGCTTCGCAGTCTGAGCTGCAAGCCTACGCGGACCGGCTTAGAAATGAGAGCCTGTTTACAGGCGAGACCATCACCGTGCGGACCGGCCTCCTGCCCGGCTTCGGCGTCGCCGACGTAACGGCGCTCCATTACGGGGATCTGGCCGCGATCTGCATCGAGCGCGCCTGGGCGATGGAGCTGACGGTCGGCGGCCGCATGATGCACAAACTTGAAAAGGTGGTGATCGCGCTTGGATGAGCTCATTGTTGAAACGCCGGAGGCCGGCGAAAGCACAGAACAGATCGAGATCCGGCTGGCCACCGTCGCGGAGGTAACGAACGACGGCCTGCGGCTGCAGTTCGACGGCAGCGACGCCGCCACCGAGAAGGTCTACAAGTGCAACGCCTCGTGCATTTTTCTCGTCGGCGACCGCGTAAAGGTGACAAAGCACAGCGGGACGTATCTGGTCGACTATGTAATCGGCGGCCCGGGAGAAGAAGGCCACGGCATCCCGCCCGGCGGGTCGACCGGCCAGGTCCTCGGAAAACAAAGCGCCTCGGACTATGCCGTTATGTGGCTGACGCCGCACTATGTCCCCAGCGGCGGCACGACGGGCCAGGTTTTGGGAAAGAGCAGCGGCACAGATTACGACATTATGTGGCTGACGCCGCATTACATCCCCAGCGGCGGCAGCAATGGCCAGGTGCTTGCCAAAAGCACGAGCGCAGACTACTCCGTCGCATGGACAGATGTGCACAGCATTCCCAGCGGAGGCACCACCGGCCAGGTTCTCGCGAAGAGCAGCAACACCAACTACGCCGTTTCCTGGGCGGATGTTCATGGTCTGCCGAGCGGAGGCGGCGCCGGGCAGGTTCTCGCGAAGAGCAGCGCTACCAACTACGCCGTGTCCTGGGTTGACGTCTCGGCCTCAAAATTGAAATCCGGCACGTATGAGGTCACCTTGTCGACCACTGTGCTGACTCCGAGCTCGAACGCGATCGCCCTGGGATCCAGCACAAAGCCTTGGGGCGATCTGTATGCGCAGGGAAATGTCAGCCTCGGCGCCAACTATAAATCCGTATCGATCGGGGCTCTCAGCAGCACACTCAGCTTTTTCGGGCACACGGCAGCGAGCCGGCAGACCGTGTCGAGCACGGCGACGGTGGCCACGCTGATCACAGCCCTGAAAGCTTACGGGCTTATCGCATAAGGAGAAGAATATGAAACTGATCAATATCGTAAACGCACGCGGGGCGCTGCAGAAACTCGTGGCGCAGGATCTCCCCCTAAAAACCGCGTTTGAGATCGTCGAGCTCGTCGACAAATGCAACCGCCACCTGCAGTTTTTCAGCCAGGAGAGGCAGAAGCTCGGCGCGCTTCCGGATGAGCAGAAACTGGCGGAGCTGGAGAGCTTTGACGTGCCTGATCTGGATAATTTGCCGATCGAGATCGTCGCGGACGACAGCCTGCGGCTTTCGGCGGCAGACGTCAAAGCTCTGGGCCCGTTTGTCCGCTTCATATTCTGAGGAGGTGCAAAATCATGGCCATTATTCGCTGCTGCAGCTACGAGGTCGGCATCAAGACGCCGGTCGATCCGTCGACATATGACAAGATCCTGGTCACGTTTTCGCAGAAGGACAGACAGATCCTTGTCAAGCAGAAAACGGATCTGACCCTGCTCGAGGACGGCGTCAAGGTCAAGCTCACGCAGGAGGAGACCGCGCTGTTCACGGCGCCGGGAGACGCGCTCATGCAGCTGCGCGCCTACACGTCGCAGTATAACGCGCCCGGCTCGCGTATGTGGGCGATCCCGGTCTATCCGACGAACAACGAGGAGATCCTGACATGAGCGCCGGCTGCGATTATTTCATCATGGAGGAGAGCTGCGATTGCTTCGACATGATCGAATACGTCCAGAGCTTCGACATGGGGATCAACTTCCTGCTGGGCCCGCCGACGCCGAGCGAGGTTGTTTTCATTCCCTCGGTCGACGCCGACGGCTGGCTCTCATGGACGAACGACGGCGGACTGCCGAACCCGGAGCCGGTTAACATCAAAGGGCCGCCCGGATCCGGTGCCGTGGAAAGCGTAAACGGCAAGACAGGCGAAGTTAGCCTCGACGCAGAGGATGTCGGTGCTTTGCCGGACAATACACACTTGTTCAGCGGAAGTTACGACGACCTGACCGACAAGCCGCCGCTCGGGACGATGGCAGCTCTCGACTCTCCTCTCGGAGTCCCCGACGGCGGTACGGGCGCGACGACAGCGTCGGCGGCAAATGCAAGTTTGCATAACTACAATTTGCTTGAGGGTGTTCAAATTCCGGATAACACCAATTTGAACACTATCGTAACTCCCAACATTTATAGGACTACAAGCGACTCAAATACCGCGTCTTTGGTCAACAAGCCCCCGGTAACACAGCCTTTCCAACTCGCTGTTATGTATATGCACGGGAGTTCTACCGTCATGCAACATGTCAACGAATGGTTAACCGGGAATGAGTGGAGAAGATTCGGATATATTAGCGGCGGCTCATGGACATGGGGTGCGTGGCAAAAAATAAGTGCAACTGTAAAATCCGGCCAGCTCTACGAAAGCAATATCTCAACATCTTCCGGCACGATTATGGCCGGCTCATTAGTAACGTATACCTATGATAATAATTTCGTCAGCATCAATTATCATATCCGTTTGAAAGACACCACGGGCAGGCCAACCGTAACTGTAACTGGATTGCCAAACATGGGAAGCGGCTACGTGCGGCCTTGCGACCCCACACTCGTCTACATTAGCGGAAACACGGGAGCTTCTGACACGACGTATGCCATTACCAGCGGGACAACGCTGACCATCAATATGACCAACTTTCTCGGCGATGTCCCCGCGGGGACAGGCTGTATGGTATATAGCGGTAGCTTCGTTGTTCCTGCCGCGCCGTAAAGGAGGACCCAATGAAAGGAATAGATGTTTCTTGCTATCAAGAGGGTATGGATCTCTCCAGAGTGAAGAGAGAACGGCGTCGACTTTGTTATCATTCGTCTCGGGTACGGGGTCAAGATAGAGGATAACTACCTGCCCTTTTACAACGCTGCCATGTCTGCCGGTATTCCGGTGGGCGTAATCAAAGGAGAGCAACACATGGGAAACAAATTTTTTCTACACCAAGTCCGCATCGGCAAGACGAACACCACAAAGGGCATCGTCATCCACGATGACATTAATGCGGCACTTCAGGGCTACCACGCTTATCTCGGCGCGTATGCCTATGGGCATGATGCGGACGCTATCTGCGTACAGGCGATGATTACCGACCGCAATGGCATCGTGTCCAATCCCAACGGCGGCGTTCTCATGGAAACTTGGAACGCTCCGACCGAAGAGCCTGTCGAGGAATAAGGTATGACCATCAACGAAGCAAAGCAAATCCTGATCGACTGGTGCAACGCCCAGGTCGGTACCCGCGAAGGCGCGAACAACTGGAACAAGTACGCCGAAGATCTCCGCCTGCAGCAGCTCTACGGCTGGAAAGCTCAAAATCAGCCCTGGTGCGACGTTTTCACTGACGCGGCTTTTATCGAGTGCTTCGGGCTTTCCGCTGCTGCGGCGATGACCTATCAGCCGATCGGCGCGGGGAGTGCTGCCTGCAGGTACAGCGCGCAGCTCTTCAAGAACGCCGGCGCCTGGTACAGCACGCCGGAAGTAGGCGACGTGATCTTTTTTATCTACGACGGCGCGATCAATCACCAGGGCATCGTCGTCTCCGTCGGCAACGGGCTGGTGGCCACCGTCGAGGGAAACAGCTCCGACATGGTCGCCCGCCGGTCCTATTCGATCGCCGCCGGTAACATCGCCGGTTACGGCCGGCCGAAGTGGTCCGTCGTTGTCGATCAGGATCCGGACGCAGCTGGGGACGAGGGGCATGCAAATCTGCCCGCGGACGAGCCTGCCGCGCCGGCTGCGCCCGCTTCAAGCTACTGCGCCTACACTTACGCCGTCCGGGTCAATCTGCTCAAAAAGGGCTGCTATGGGCCCCAGGTGGCCAACATGCAGCGGCTGCTGCGCGACCACGGCTTCGATCCGGGCGAGATCGACGGTCAATTCGGAGTGAACACCTATGAGGCGCTCATGGCTTTCCAGACCGCGGCCGGCATCGGCATCGACGGCGAGTGGGGCGGCGAGAGCTTCAATGCTATGTGGAATTATTAAAAAAGAGGAGGACACCACCATGAACACACCCGAAAAGGCCACACAGATCAAGGCCGCGATCGCCGCGGTGCTTGCGTTTCTCACAGCGCTTTGGGGCTATCTCGGCTGGGCGATCCTTATCTGGGCGTTCTGCATCGTCCTGGATTATATCTCCGGAACGGCTGCAGCACATAGATCCGGAGAATGGTCCAGCGACGTCGCCCGAGACGGACTATGGCACAAGCTCGGCGAGATCTTCGCCGTCCTTGTCTGCGCGCTCTGTGACATCGCACTCGGCGTCGTTCTGAAATCAGCGCCCGGAGAGTTGCCCTTTGTTTACACGACTCTGATCACGCCGATCGCGCTACTTTGGTACATCATTACAGAGCTCGGCTCGATCCTGGAGAACGCTGGAAAACTGGGCGCACCGCTGCCGAAATGGCTCAAGCGCATGTTGAAACAGTATAAAGACACTATTGACGCTTCCCAGGGCGACGAGCACCCGCCCGACGAGGATCCGGATCTGGAATGAGCAAAAAAGCCGTGTCCCGATTAGGGCACGGCCTTCATTTTTTGCCAGGGGGTAATTCAGGGGGTAACTTTTTCTTGTGGGGAACTCTGTTGATAGAGTTGAAAACGCCGGAAGCGTTGCGCTTCCGGCGTTTTTCCGTGGTCGGAGTGCGGAGATTTGAACTCCGGGCCTCTTGGTCCCGAACCAAGCGCGCTACCATCTGCGCTACACCCCGAAATGTCCGTCCGTTCCCGGACAGCTTTTACATTATAAGGAGCAATCCCGCAATTGTCAAGAAGATATTTTCCATCTTTCCGGCGCGGGCGGGAACGGAGAAAAAAGAGGAAAGCATTTGCGTTTTTCCGTCTTTGCTGTATAATGGTCGTATCGAACCGGCAACATTCGACCGTGCGGCCCCACGTGCCGCGGAAAGGAAGACGATATGCAGACAAAAGAAGCCATCGAGAAGGTATTGGACGCGCTCAACGACGATCCCAAGGTCGTCCGCGGCATGGAAACGGACGTCGAGGGGACGCTCCGCACGCTCGTAGGAAATGAAGTCAGCGAGCAGGATTTCGCCAATCTCACGAAAGGAACGAGCAGGCTTTTCTCCGACAAGGCGCTTGCAGCGCTCTTCCTCAAGCTGCTGAAAAACAAAAAGAACCGCAGCGGTCTTGTCAGCCTGCTGCTGAAGGTCGGCGGCGTATCGCTGCTGCTCAAGCTTCTGAAAAAGAGCAAGGACGAGGATGACGACGACAGCTCGCTGCTCTCCTCGCTGCTGGGCAGCAAGGCGGGCGTGGCGCTGCTGCTCAAGCTCATCGGCAGAAAGGCCGACGAGATGCCCGCGCTCGGCGCGCTGCTCGGCGCGGCAAACGGCAAGGAGGACGGCGGTCTTCTCGGAACGCTCCTCGGCAGCGTGCTGAACTGAATAAAGGCGCTCACACATGAACGCGCATGAGGGCGGGTCGGAAACGGCCCGCCCTTTTTCATATCCCGCCCGTGCCGGCCATATAGTGCTTGCAGAGGGGAGGTGAGCGCGTGGACAAGGTCAGGGTCTATATCGCCTCGGCGGTCTTCATCCTGCTCACGGCGATCAAGCTGCTGTTTCCCGCGCAGATGGACGTGCTGCGGCACGAGGCGCTGCGCCTCACCGCGGCGGACCGGGACTATACGGCCGCCGTCACGGCGCTCGGCAGAGGGCTGAGCGATCGGGAGCTGGGCGAAAAGTTGATCGCCGTTTTTCGCGACTACGCGCAGGAGGAGACGGGGGAGCGATAA